TGAATTTCTTAATTCGATTAATTGGCTTAACCTATCGTGGTCACCAGACTCAATCGCTGATGATATATCCCACTCGATAATGTCAAGCTGGTCTTGATGGTCTGAACTAACCATTGTTTCTAGTTTCTCCAAATCTGACTCTGGCTCAACTTTTCTAAATAAATCTAACTGTTTCATGGTAATGCTCCTTATGTTGATTAGATTAAAATTAAAACAAAACTGTCATCCTCATCGGATTTCTAGTTTATGCCCTTACCCAATGCCCACCGCTTTGGTTCTGTCATCTTTACCACCGAAATGGAGCTAAACTGAGCTTTGTCAGAACGACCTCTTGGGAGAGAGTCAGTTTAGTGGAATGGAGAGCTTGCTACCCCAACTCGTTGGGGGGTGGTTGACAGGTTCAAATAAGGTGAGCCCAACTGGAGGTTAAACTAAAAAGACGATGATGATGATTCCCGACGCAAGGAGGGCAAATTAGCCTTTTTTTACTGTATCTTTTTTTAGCAAAAAAAGATTATGATTTGAAGCAACGGCTTTGCTTATTCTGGTGTTACCGAAGATAACAAAAGAACAAAACGGAATGGAAGGAAGCTGACAAGCTGACGAGAATGTAGTTTGGTTCTAAAGATTAAGTAAAACGGACTGGAAAATCATGTACCCCAGATAGTTACACGAATGTGCCAAGACTTTAGGCTTGGTTGACCTTGCGACACACTTTGACTTCTTAGTCATCTGTGTGTTGGATTAGGTCAATATAGCTGGAAAAGGTTCAGCAAGAACAATGAGTTATACAATGTGAATAGACACACGATTTCCCTTAAAGCTAATATCAGTCCGAACAATAATGAGTCCTCGTATATGACTAAGTCTAATTCCTCACAACAAGAAAGATATAAAACCTCCGTCGTTCCGATGGATGAGATAGAAAAGACTGCACAAACATTGAAGTCAACGAATCCGATAACAGAAGCACAAGCAGATTTAGTCCATGCAATGTTGCATGATGGTTGCAACCCAACAGAAGCAAGTAAACGTCTAGGAAGAAATAAAGCATGGGCATATAAAACGCTGAATAAACAACATGTTATAGAGTATAGACAGCAGTTAGCAATGATGACATTGGGATGGGATGCCACACAAGCAATGGCAACTATGAGAGAACTACTCTCTGCTAAGTCCTCTTATATAAGACTTGAAGCCAGTAAGGACTTGATGGATAGAGCTGGACTGAGGGTAGATGCTCCGAAAGTTGCTGGCAATACCGTAAGCATAAACTTTAATCTCGAATAGGGGTCCCATCATTAAATCTTCTCCATAGAAGAAGGCTTTAAAAAATGAGGCACGAACTCCCTAACGGGTACAACACACCCACGACAGTATTGTGAAAAGCATTTCCTCCAAAAAAATTTTATTTTACAGAAAGTCATTTTACAAGGAGATATGAATGGGTCAATCAGCAAATCCGTCAGGCAGTTACGAAGAAGATGTTGCAAAGATACAAAGAAAGAAAGAAGAAGAAGAAAGAAAAAAGAACTTTGAAATGGCTCGAAGAGGTCAAGAAAGGCCAGAATATAAAATGCAATCTGGAAGCAAAAGGTTTTCGGATGTAGATAGGAATTTAGCCTTAGCAAGAGATTTAGAACATAGAGCAAGAACACAAGACTGGACTGGTCAAGATAGAAACCAGCAAAACATCGGTTTTAAAAATTCAAATATAAATATTAATCTAAGAGAAGCCATGATGCCTTTTGGGAGAGCTTTGACGGAAATGCAAAAACTCTCTTATAGGAGCCAAGCAGAGCATCTTAGAAAAGGAGGTAAACCCGTCTATGATAAATATGAGAATTATCAAGGCGTCGTTCATAAGAATTGGTTGGGTCATACTGCTTACTCAGGTCGCATTGGTTTTAACCCTTTGGGTCGTTCCGATGTAACCTATGATGCCACATCAGGAACATATACATCATCTTTTAAAGACGAAAATCAAGGTGGTGGTGGTTCAGAAGAAAACAATGTAAACACAGGAAGCAATGTAACTGCTACCAATCGAACAGATAGCCAAATAGGAATGTCACCATCTACTCGTAAAAGTTTATTAGCCAATAACATAAGCGGTTCTGGTGATGCTAGACAAAGGTTGTTATTAGGCAGAAGAAAATTGAGTTAATGAACTTAGATTACAAACCCCCAGGAGCCGTAGCCAAAGCTTTTATGAAAGACGGCTCTTTTGTTCGTGGTATTCGTGGTCCAGTAGGTTCTGGTAAATCTGTGGCTTGTTGCATGGAAATCATGCGAAAAGCCATAGCACAGAAACCGAATGACCAGAAGGTTCGAAGAAGCCGTTGGGCAGTTGTCAGAAACACAAATCCCCAATTAAAGACAACCACAATTAAAACATGGAGAGATTGGTTTGATGATGATCTTGGTCGATTTATATGGAGTCCTCCTTATACTCACAATATTTGTTTCGCTTTGGGTGATGCTACAACGGTAGAACTTGAAGTTATATTTTTGGCTCTTGATAAAACAGAAGATGTCAAGAAGCTGCTTTCATTGGAATTAACGGGTATTTGGGTAAATGAAGCAAGAGAGATCCCCAAATCGATTGTTGATGCTTGTACTATGCGTGTTGGTCGTTTTCCTTCCATGAGAGAAGGTGGTCCAAGTTGGTTCGGTGTTATTATGGACACCAATGCTCCAGATGAAGCTCATTGGTGGGGTATTGTTGCTGGGGAAGTTCCTATTCCAGAGTATTTAACTCAAGAGGAAAAACTTCTTATGGTTAAACCAGATGACTGGAATTTCTTCACACAGCCTGGAGCCATGTTTGAAGATAAAGATGACCAAGGCAATTTAAAGGGATATTCTCCCAATCTAAATTCTGAAAATAGAGAAAATTTGCAAGGTGAATACTATGAAAAGATTATTCTTGGTAAAGCACCAGCTTGGGTAAAAGTTTATGTTTTAAATCAGTATCAGGCTTTAATGGATGGTAAACCAGTTTATCCTACCTTTAGAAAAGATACTCATGTTTCAAAAGAACCTTTAATACCGAATAAAGATATTGAAGTTATTGTTGGTATTGATTTTGGTCGTTCTCCAAGTGCTGTATTTTGTCAGAATGTTCACTCTGGTCGTTGGGTTGTTTTCCATGAGCTTGTTACAAAGGACATGGGTGCTACTCGTTTTGCTGAAATGCTCAAAAGAGAAATTTCAAAGAATAAATGGGATAAATTAGATTTTAAGTTTATTGGTGATCCAGCTGGTAATCAAATGGCTCAAACATCTGAGCATACTCCCTTTATGATTATGAGAGCATCGGGTATAACTGCTTATCCAGCTCCATCCAATGATATATCTGTACGAGTAGAAGCTGTTGAGGGTGTTATTAACAGAATGTCTGAGGGTTATCCGTCTTTACTTGTCAGCCCTACTTGCACAAACCTCATTTCTGGCTTTGAAGGTGGATATCAATATAAACGTATGTATTACATGGGAAATGAGAGATATGAGGAAAAACCTGATAAAAATAGGTTTAGTCATTGCCATGATGCGTTGCAATATGCGTTTGTTGGCGGTGGTGAAGGAAAGAGAGTTATTCTCGGCTCAAAAAAACCAACCTCCCCTACCATTGTCCAGAGGGTAAGTAATCCTTTTCAGAGAATGAGAGAAAGGACATCTAGGGGTAGAATGTCAAGAACTGGTTTAACAATCTTATGAGATGGATAATATGTTTTTGTGAAAGTCCAAATACTGGCTTTTGGAAGCTATTTACAAGAAATAAGCCTCAATTTTCTCATGTATTTGCTGTTCGTTATATTGTTGAAAGCGATAAATGGATTAGAGTTGAGTATGCCACTCAAGGATTTAATTTTAATGTCTACACAGAAGATGAAGCTGATTATTTAGTAGCTTTTTTAATAGAAAAATGCGTTTGCATTGACTATACACCTCAAAAACAGCAGATATTTATGCCTCGATTAATGTATTGCGTTAGTTTTATGAAGCATTTGTGTAATATTCACGATTTTTCGATTTTAACACCCTATCAATTGCATTGTGAATTGCTAAAAAGAGGTGGAAAGGTCATTTTTACCAAAGAAGGAGAGCCTAATGGGATTTATGAAACCACCAAAACCTCAGCCAGACCCAGAGTTGGAAAAGCAAAGAGAAGCAGAAAGGCAAAGGTTAGCAGCTGAAGAAGCAGAGCTTGAAAGCCAAAGATTGGACCGTAATAGAAAGATTGCTGGTAATCTTTTAGGTTCAAAATCACTTCAAAACGAAGATATGGAAGGTTTTACAGGGTATAGAAGAAAAAATATGGGTGGCAACTAATGAGAGATGATGTAACTGGAGATGCTAGTCCTATTCCAGCTAGTGGAGCAGCTGGTCACCAAGACGCTGATTATAAACGAGTTATGGATCGTTATAAGAAAGCTAAAGGCAAAAGAGAGAATTGGACAGATATCTGGGAAGAAATCTATGATTATGTCATGCCTCACAGAGAAAGCTTTTTTGGAGAGTTTTCTGGGCAAAGAAGAACAGAAAACATCTATGATGAAACAGCTGTAACTGGACTTCCACGATTTGCCTCAAGATTACAGTTAGGATTTTTCCCTCCAAATGGTCGTGCATTTACACTAATGCCTGGGCCAGAATACCCTGATGATATGGTTAATACTGACCTTATGAAAGAGCTTGATGAAATTACTGAAGTCTTGCATGAGGGTTTAAGAAATAGTAATTTTAATGCTGAGTTCCATGAGGGTTTACAAGACCTCGGAATTGGCACGATGAATATGTTAGTAGAGCCAGGTAGATTTGTAGGTGACCTCCACTTCACCGCAGTTCCCCCAACTAATTTGGCTCTACTTTCTGGGTCAATGGACACAGTTAGCGACTGGTTTCGATGGATGACGGAATGTGATATTACCGAAGTCAAACATCGTTATCCTTATGCTAAATTTTCACAAGAAATGGAGTCCATACAGAAACGTGATCCAAGGCGTAAAACTAAGATAATTGAAGCCACTATGTATGATAGTGAAGATAAGTTTAAAGATGAATATAGTTATTATTTGATTTCTGAAACAGATAAAACAATTCTTCATAAAGCGACACTAAAAGGTAGAGGTTCAGTTCCTTGGATTACGACCAGATGGTCTAAATCTGGCTTTGAAGTTTGGGGTAGAGGTCCAGTTCTTCAAGCCATGCCAGCAATTAAAACATTAAATCTAACTGTTCAGCTTATTCTTGAAAATGCTGAAATGGCTATAGGTGGTGCGTATGTTTATGATGATGATGGAGTATTTAATCCAGACAACATAACCATACAACCTGGAACTTTTATTCCTCGTTCCCCTGGCTCTAGTTTAGAGTCATTACAAAGTCCAGCACGATTTGATGTAGCTCAATTAATTTTAGAGGACATGAGAAGAAATGTTAGGAAAGCTTTATTCATTGATGAACTCGATGCAAGACCAAATGCAAAGACACCGTTGTCTGCAACGGAAGTATCAGAAAGACTTGCAGATGTCGCAAGGGATATGGGTGCGGTTGCTGGTCGTATGCAGAAAGAGTTTTTGCATCCGCTTGTTGAAAGAGTGGTTGCAATTTATTCACAGCAAGGTTTACTGGAAATACCGAAAGTAGACGGTAGGGAAATAAGAATAGTTCCCGTATCACCATTATTAAGGGCTCAAGACCAGCAAGATGTAGCTGACTTTGTTAGATTTCAACAAACTGTAGCTGGAACATTTGGACCAGAGATAACACCAGCATTATACAATCAGGAGAAGGTTATTAAGTATTTAGCATCCAAATTTGGAATAAAAGAGGAGTTGTTAGCTAATCAGCAACAAGTTCAGCAAAATATAGAAATGGCAATGCAGATGATGCAACAGCAACAAATGATGCCGAAATGAACAAAGAAAAGGTAGTTAAGTCTTT